TTCACAAAACAGCTGATAATAGTTTATTAGCTATGAAGTGGTTTGATATATCTAAAAGTTCTAATCTTAAAATACCAGAAATATATAAGATAGTTGGTCAAACTATATCTATGGAATATATTGACAATAATTCAAATGTTGATATTGAAATAGTTTTAAAACAATTAGAAAGTAATTCTAATTATCATCATCATTCTATACCAGATTTTTCTACTTATGTTGATAGAATACAATCAAAAGGATTAGATAGTAAGTATGGTGCAGAGTTGAGTAAGTATTCTTCTTTTTATAATATACACAAAAGTTTTTGTCACGGAGATGCAAGTATTGACAATATACTTTGTAGAGATAATATAATTTATTATATTGACCCAATTTATTTACCAGATGTTTATTCATCTTGGCTATTAGATATATCTAAACTATTGACAAGTCTAAAAAGATTTGATAGAATAGGTGAATACAAGAAAGTGCTAAATACTTATGATAATAAAAAAGAATTACTTACACTTGAGATGAGTCATTGGATAAGAATGTATCATTATCATAACTCAAAAAAGTATGTAATGAAACAGATTGAGAATTTATTTGAATCTATTACAAATTGAAAAAATTAGAAAAGAAGGTAAAAGAATAGGATTTACTTGTTCTACTTTTGATTTACTTCACGCTGGACATATAGCTATGCTTGCAGAGTCAAAATCAAAGTGTGATTATCTTATTGTTGGTTTATTATGTGACCCAACACACGACAGACCTAAAAAACAAAAACCAATACAATCTTTGTTTGAGAGGTGGGTGCAACTAGATGCAGTATCATATGTTGATATGATTATACCATTTCAAACTGAACAAGATATTGTTGATATGGTATTAACACTTAAACCAGATATTAGAACCGTTGGTGAAGAATATAAAGATAAAGACCATACTGGAAAGGGGCTATGTCCAATATATTATAATTCAAGAAAACATTCATTTTCTTCTACTGAACTCAAGGAGAGAATAAAAAATGACTAACTTTGCTTTTGGTAAAACTGGATTACAATTAAGGTTTAATTTTTCTGAAAAAAGTGAAAATTTTAAATCAGCTGACCATTGTAAGTTATTAATAAACCTTGCTTATAATAATCCTAAAGATAATTTTTACATAATAGGTCAAAACAATTTAAACAAAATAAATATAGAACTTAAAAAGAAACTTTTCCCTCACAATAATGTTTATAATACATTAGAAAATGCAAATAAAGATTTAGATAAGTTATATGAATCACCATTGATATGGTTAAATAAAAATCAAGTAAATTTAGATTATGCAATCATTGGTGGTGGCCCAACACTTAATGTAAATATTCCAAATAAAATTTATATCAAATCTGGAACATTAGGAAGACCTTTGGATTCTGCTAAAAGAGGAGTTGCACCTATAATACATACATTAAACGAAACAAACATAGATTGGGTTTCTTTAGCTGATGACCCTCGTTGTTTAAATACTTGTGTTGCAAAGGACTTATTTAATAAACCAAAGAAAATTTTATCTCAAATTAATACTGAAATATTATCTGAAAGTATCAAATCTTATGAAAATCAAGAACTAATAAAAACAAAAATAGATGTTTCATACTCAAATATTGAAATGGCTTGTAATTTAGATGAAAAGATATATTTTTTAGATGATTCTTGGAAAGAAAGAAAAACATCAGTTGGTATGGTTTTAAATGAAGCAGGAGTGGATGAAAGATTAAATACTAAAAAATTATCAAACGGACACAGACCAAGATATCCCATACTAAAGAAATGGTTATTAGATAACTTTGATAATACTTGTATATATGGTAAGTGGCACGAAGATATTATGAAAAGTAATATTGCATTTAAAGGATTTATTGATAGACCAACATTATATCCAGAAATGAAAAAATGGAAACATAGTTTTTGTGTTCCTATTGACAAAGGTTGGGCAACAGCAAAATATCTTGAGTATCTTAAATGTGGAATATCACCATTTATGCACCCAGAATATGATGACCAAAAAAATACAAACATTCAAAATTTTTATAGAGTACAAAGTGTTGAAGAAATAAAAGATAAAATTGATATGAATGACAATATACACATTGAAGAGATTAATAAAGGTATTAAGAATTGTCTTTCTGATGAATATGTTTCTGGTCAGAAAATAAATGATGACATATATGAATCATTGGGTCTGAAAAGAAATATAAAAAATAAACTAAGAGATTTGTGGACTTCTCAGGCTGTTGGAAGTTTAGATGGATTTATGGATTGACAAATATAAAAAAATATGGTACAATGTTGAAAAGGAGATTTGAATGCCTGATTTTTTAAAAGAAGTTATCAAAACAACTGGTAACGAATATGCATCTTTAGTTTCAGACGGAGTTGGAGCTGGTGATGTAGATGAATTTATTGATACTGGGTCATATGCTTTAAATGCATTATTATCTGGTTCAATAAATGGTGGACTTCCAGCAAATAAGATTACTGCAATTGCTGGTGAAAGTGCAACTGGTAAAACATTTTTTCTGATGGGTATGTGTAAAAACTTTCTAGACAAAAATCCAGAGAGTGGTGTTATATACTTTGAAAGTGAAAGTGCGATTACTAAACAAATGATTATTGATAGAGGTATTGACCCATCAAGAATGGTTATACTTCCAGTAACAACAGTACAAGAATTTAGAACTCAATCATTGAAAGTTCTAGATAGTTATATTAATCAAGAAGAATCTATTCGTAGACCATTATTTCTTGCATTAGATTCACTTGGTATGTTATCAACAACAAAAGAAGTTGAAGATACTGCTGAGGGAAAAGAAACAAGAGATATGACTCGTGCTCAAGTTCTTAAAGCTGCATTTAGAGTGTTGACTTTAAAACTTGGTAAAGCAAAAGTACCTATGGTTGTAACGAATCACACATATGATGTTGTTGGTTCTATGTTTCCAACAAAAGAAATGGGTGGTGGTTCTGGATTAAAATATGCAGCTTCTTCTATTGTATATCTTTCTAAAAGAAAAGAAAAAGAAGGAACAGAAGTTGTAGGTAATATTATACATTGTAAAAACTTTAAATCAAGACTTACCATTGAAAACAAAATGGTAGATGTTAGACTAACATATAATAAAGGTCTTGATAGATATTATGGATTACTTGAACTTGCAGAAAAATATAAAGTATTCAAAAAAGTTTCAACAAGGTATGAATTACCAGACGGTTCAAAACAATATGGTAAAACTATATTGAATGACCCAAAGAAATATTTCACTAAAGATGTTATGGCCATCTTAGATGAATGTGCAAAAAAGGAATTTAGATATGGTGGAACAGAAAGCGTTGAAGAAAGCGAATGATACCTCAAAAAGATATTTAGGTAATATCGCAGATAGTTATGTTTTCTTAGAAAACAAATCAAAGTCACAACAAGATTGCATTGGTATTAAAGGTGGTAGATATGATGGTGTTGTATTCAAGTTTGGAAAGATTGCATCAGTACAAGACTCACAAAACCAAGGCTTAGAAGCAGTTCTTAAATTTCAATATACAGTTGTTGATTACAACGGATTGAAAGAAGAACATTTGAATATAGATTTCAAAAATCTTCTAGGTGATATACTTTGTGATATAGTAGATAAACATTATTCAGAGGGGGTAATTAGTGGTACAAAATCAGACGATAGAAGTAACGACACTAAGTCAGTTATTGAACAATGAACAATTCAATCGTAAGGTAACACCCTTTTTAAAGAAAGAATATTTTAAAGATAGAAGTCAACAGATTGTCTTTGAAGAAATAAATGACTTTGTAGAGAAGTATTCTAAACCTCCAACTCAAACTGTTTTAGAAATAGAACTTCAAAACAGAAGAGATTTATCAGATACTGAACATACTAGTGCATTAGAACTTTTAAAATCACTTGATAAGTCAGAGGTTGATTACGATTGGTTGTTGAAAACAGTTGAACAATTCTGTAAAGACAAAGCTGTATATAATGCAGTTGTTGATAGTATAAAAATAATAGAAGACAAAGATAAGAACAACACACCAGAATCTATTCCAAGTATATTATCAGATGCACTTTCAGTATCATTTGACAATCATATTGGACACGATTATATTGATGAGTCTGAAAATAGATATGAATACTATCATAAAAAAGAAGATAAAATATCTTTTGACTTAGACTACTTTAATAAGATTACTAAAGGTGGTTTACCTAATAAAACATTAAATGTTGCACTTGCTGGTACTGGTGTAGGTAAATCATTGTTTATGTGTCATATGGCTGCATCAACTTTGATGCAAGGTAAAAATGTTCTTTATATTACATTAGAAATGGCAGAAGAAAAGATTGCAGAAAGAATAGATGCAAACTTAATGAATATATCTATTGATGATTTACACGAACTACCTAAAAAGATGTTTACTGATAAGATATCAAGTATATCTAAAAAGACAAATGGTAAATTAGTAATTAAAGAATATCCAACTGCATCTGCACATAGTGGACACTTTAAAGGTTTAGTAAAAGAACTTGCACTCAAGAAATCATTTAAACCAGATATCATTTTTATAGACTATCTAAATATTTGTTCATCATCTAGGTTTAAAGGTAATGCAAGTATAGGTTCATATTTTTATATTAAGGCTATTGCAGAAGAACTTAGAGGGTTTGCAGTTGAATCAAATGTGCCGATTGTTTCTGCAACACAGACAACGAGAAGTGCATACACTTCAACAGATGTAGGATTAGAAGATACATCTGAAAGTTTTGGATTGCCTGCAACTGCTGATTTAATGTTTGCATTAATATCAACAGAGG